TGGAACTGATCCAGCTTAAGCTAGAGGCAGATGAGGCAGACAAAGGCCGGGCCTTTGACGCAACCATGTCGGTTGTGAATGGGGCCCAGGCGTAGGTGAGAGGATTTCATGTCAGGAGATAATACGGACACGGTTGATGAGCATGTGGATAGCTTGCTCCCTGATCTAGAGATAGGCACGCCCGAGGAACGGGGCGAAGTATCTGAGAGGACATCGAACACACCCGATGAGGTAGAACCTGATACGGATCCGCCGGAAGGTGCTCTCACCCCTTCCGCGGATGCCTCGGACGATGGCGGATTGCCTCCCGCCTCTCCCGCGTCCGAGGAGGCAGACACCCCGGAGCCGGATGATGATGGGGTCCAGGCTCCGGAGTCTGACGATGGGGTGTCTGTCGAGGCGCCTGAAACGGAGCCGGATGCGGACTACAGTGCTGCGCCTGCGGAGGACGAGACACTAGAGTCTGTCCAAAAGCAGAGAGACGGATTGCTCCGGCAAGTCAAGAAGCAACGTGAGAAGGCTAAAGAAACTCTACTTGCGCCTGTGGTTCCAATAGCTCCGGTTCCTCAGCTTGCTCCGGTTGCACAGATACAGCCGACTCCGCCAGCTACCCCGCAGCCGCTCCCGACTGATAGCCGTGTGGGGATTGTGTTGGACCCTAACGGGACGGACGTATACGTTGATCAGGCTGCGCAAGATGCTAGGACGATCGAGCTAATTAGGCAGGCAAACACACCGACTCCGCAGCAGATGGAGATCCAAGTGTTAGGCCGAGCTATTGAGGAGTTCCGCGCAGCGGATCCTAAGGTTAACGGAGCTATTGTTGATGCCATGAAAGTGGCTGATGACTATGTAACTCAGCATATGGAGGCGTCTGGTCGTTTGTTCGTCTCTCCGGCTGAGGTTACTCAGTTTCTAATCGAAGGTGGGCAGGCTCAGACGGTCATTGACGGGACCCCGGGTCTGACTACCGAGAATTTCCCCGAGTACATGTCCTCGATGGCTTCGAGGGATCCGGCGATTCGGACGGGGATGCTGCGGCGTATGCTGCCGACGGCTGGCGCAGCTGTGAATCCGATCGTAGACCCCTCTAAGCCGGTGTCTGTGGCGGGCGCACCGACTGCGCTAGCAGATAAGGGTGGAACTCGCAGCGTGTCGTCAGAGGGCGATGAGGCGGAGTTCACGGCGCTCAATTCCAAGTACGAGAACGATCCGGTTCTAGGGGTGACTGATGCTCAGTACGAGCGGATTAAAGAGCTGGGGCAGAAGCTTGGCAAGGAAGGCTACGCCTAAATACCTCTTGACATTGGGGAATTTGGGGGCCATCTTTTGAGGGTCACTCCGCATGGGTGGCCCGGACTTGCTGACCTAATCAGCTAGGCACTCTCTCGGCAGCCAACCCTTTGATGAGGTTGGCTGCCGAGAGAGCAGCCGGGCAGTATCCGCGGTCTGTCCCCGCACTAGACACGCTAGTTTAAAACGTGATGGCCCTTCCTGGGGCCCGGGTAGTAGTAAAGCGGACTCCCGCCGCGGTTGCGCACGGCCTAACCGTGTGGCTCGCAAGAGCATAGGCAGACCTCTCCGCGTCGCCTAACGCATCCACTACACCCAAAAACAGGAACCTAAGAAATGGCCGCAACAGAATTTGGCTCTAACAGCCCGCAAGCTGTCAAACGATGGTCTGACATGCTCATGCGGGAGACTTTCGGCAAAATGTCGATGACTACCCTTATCAGCCGCGGAGAGAATGCTTGCATTCAGCTGAAGACGGAACTTAGTAAGAGTGCAGGCGATGAAATTCGCTATGACCTTCTTGCTCAGGATCGTTCCGCGGGTGTCAACGGGGATGCGAAGCTCGAGGGCTTCGAAGTCCCGCTGACGTTCTTCCAGGACACTCTCACTATTAACCAGAAGCGGAACGCTCACACGTTCCGCAATATGTCGCAGCAGCGCACCGTCCATGACCTCCGGGCCTCGGGTCGGTTCTCTCTGTCGCAGTGGTACGCATGGTTTATCGAAGGCGGGCTCCTCGCTCACTTCGCCGGAGTTTCCGGCGATGGGAATGAGTCCGTTATCGGTGTGCTAGGCGCAGACACGGGTCAGGCGGACTTCGCGGGTAACACTCTCACTGCGCTCGATGCCGATCACCTCATTGATAACTCGGGAGTCGCGATGGCTCTCACGTTTATCGATGAGGCAGTGGCTCAGGCGCGAGTGATCAATCCCCGCATTGCTCCGCTCATGATCAACGGCGAAAAGAAGTACATTCTGTATCTCCACCCCTTCTCTGTGCTTGCTCTCAAGACGGCAGCGGGCGCCACGGGTTGGAACCAGATTCAACAGAATGCGCAGGTCCGCGGACAGAAGAACCCCATCTACACGGGTGCTCTCGGTGAGTATCAGGGTGTGATTCTTCGTGAGTCTGAGTTCGTTGCTTCGGTTGGGTCTGTTCGGCATAACGTTATGCTGGGCGAGGGTGCAGGCTGTATTGCCTTCGGTAACGCTTGGGACGCTACGCGGCGTGCTAGTGCCGGAGGAGGAAGCCATTTCGACTGGGTCGAACAAGTAAATGACTACGGCAATGAGAAGGGTGTAGGTGCTGCGGCGATCCTCGGCTTTAAGCGTGCCCAGTTCAACTCAAAGGCGTTTGGTGTGATGGGTCTTCAGACGCTGGATGCTGCTCCGTAGGCAGTAGAATGATGGGGAGTCCGCCCGACTAATGTACGGCGGGCTCTCCTTCTTTCTGTCCGGACCTAACATAGATCCATCGGGCGCAGCGCGTCCTCAGGAGTAATCAGATGGCCGACATTAGCGACAAAGTATATATCCGGGGAGCAAACGGTGCAGCAACGCGCCCCTTTGGTTGGCACGTGTGGAACGTCCGCGTCCCTGCCAACATTCTTACCGTGGGCGGAGTGGATGATATTGTTCTGCCTGATCGATTCCAGATTGATAGCCGCATAACTTCGCTCAACACTCAGGTTGTAAATAACGGAGTTTCGGCGACTACGCTTATCATCGATGTTGAGATGGGTCTCCGGGCTATTTCAACGGGAGTGATCTCGAGCCTGTCCAATATGCAGGTGGGCCAGGATCTAGAGCTGCTCGGTCAGGAAGGCGTTCTAGTTCCGTTTGGCGGGACAAACGTATTTAATGGCTTCGGTAGCGCGGTTACGGCTGGCACCAACGAGCGAATAATTAATCTTGAAATTACTAACACTGGAACGCCAGCCGGCACTGAAGTCGAGTTTGACGTGTACGCCCTTATTGGCCGAAACGCCTACTAGGAGAAACTAACAATGGCAGATATCACTAGTAGCGTTATGGTCGATGGTGCTAACTTTAACAATGATAGGCCGTTTAATCGGCACACTTGGACCGTCACAATTCCCGCCGCCGCGCTAGCAGGCGCGGGGCCGGATGACATCACCTTGCCAGATCGATTCGGGAATGGATCTTTCTTGTTCGATATCCGTGCGCAGGTCATTGTGGCGGCGACTGCCGCGACTTCGCTTGTTATGGACATTGAACAGGTATTGATTGCGGATGTTGGCGGGGCTGAATCTGGTACGGGTAACCTCTTCTCGGGTGTCGATCTGGAGACGATTGAAACAACTAGTAACACCCCCTCGGCTACCAAAATATCCAACTTCATAACGTTCGGGGATGCCGTAGATGATACTAACAAGCGGGCCATCCGACTGGAGCTAACGAAGGTTGGCGCTATCTCGGGGGCCGACTGTGTTGTAGAAGTCCAGGCCCTTATTGTCCGAAACGTTTACTAGGAGTAACTAGCAACATGGCCAACATAACGGCAGACTGCACTATCGAAGCCCCGCTACAGAAAAATGATCGTCCCTTTGAGTGGATGTTCTGGAGTCTCATCATTCCCGAGGCATCACTGGGTACTAGTGATGTCATTGACCTCCCAAATGAATTCCAGTCCAACACTCGGATATCTGATCTACGTACGTCTCTTTTGGACGCAGTAACCGCCACCACCTGCACCCTCGCAGTGCATCAAGCTATCAAGACCCACGAAGGTGGGGCTATTGTGCAGGGAGCGGCCATCGTCGCGGGCGTAGATATGGAAGTGACTGGCACGTCTGCGATTCCTCAGGGTACTACGCTGGTGACGGTGTTTAACGGTTTCGGGGATGCGGACGACTCGATTAACAGTCGAGTTCTGCAGCTGGAGCTAACCACTAACGCTTCTACTGCGGGGGATATGACTTTGCTTCTCGCAGCTCTGATCGGACGGGTAAACTACTAGGGTGAGTGAGCTGACATAGACACATTCAATCGTTAGGGTCTTACATTGGCTGACTTAACTTTGCAGGTTCAAATTCTCGGGGGCTACCCCGATGTAGATACCCCGCTAAATACGCATGGGTGGTCTATCAATATTCCTGCCAATACCGTAACGGGTGCGGGTGATACGATACTGCTCCCTAACCTGTTCCACGCGGGTACTCGGGTCGCTCGCATGGATGCGCAGGTGGTCTCGTTTGACTCGGCGCCTAACCCGTTCCGTGCTTCCGTCATTATGGCTTTGCGAGCTAATGACGGCGGAGCTCTGTCCTCTCCGGAAACGTTGCTAACTGATTTTTCATTGAGAACAACAGACTCTGAGTTAGGGACGCTACAGGGCTCTGAGGCGGCAACCTTTGGAGTCTTTAACAACACGACACATCGGCGGGTGATGTTTTTGAATATAGACGTGTTAGTCGGCGCACCACAGGGGTCTCCGCTAATTCTGACCCTAAATGCTGTTATGGGTCGGTTTACATCTTGATAGGTAAGGGGCAGCATGAATCTAGCGCAGATGCGGGCCAAATTTAAGGACAGGACTTCCGGCCTTGCCGAGAGCTTGCCCGATCCGGATATCGATGTATTTTTGAATCGGTGGCATCAGTACAAGCTTCCGGCGAAGATTGGCCGGGATCTCATGGATTCCATATGGAGGCTAGAGCTAACTCCGCTCACCGATACGTACGACTACCCGGATAACATGATTGCACCGAAGGGCACGTCCGCTTGGATTCGTGATAAGCGTACTTCGCCTACGGATCCAACTATCATAGATATTGGGTATACCCAAGCACTCGAGACAACTACTGACACCGCGTGGTTTCACACGGCGTTTCAGGATTTTCCAAAGTCGTCCACGGGTGCGATCCCTACGGACATTCTTTTCTATGGTCGGCAGGTGATTGTCTCCCCGGTTCCGGACCAGGCTTACTTCATTGACTCTCCGGCAAGGTTGGGCCCTGACGCACTTACCTCTACTGGCATCACTAACGAGGTCCGCGCGTTGTGTGTGGTTCAAGGGTCTACGCATGAGTTCTTGATGGAGCAGGAAGACATGCCCGGGGCATCTCGCGAGGCGTCCGCCTTTGATGATAATCTCGAGGATCTTATGACATTCACAGAATCAAAGCCACATAGCCGCTTGCAGAATAGGTCCTTTTAATGACGTGGGATAAAGCTAAACCGGATGGCAACTTAAGTATCGCCTTGGGTGACGATGACATCCGTACGAATAACGATGCGCTAGAGCCGGCGCTAGACTTTGAGCATGGTTTCGCAACCGGCGGAGTGCAGACCGGGCGCCATAAATTCAGCCTAGACACAAAGGCCAACATTGATGTTCAGAGTGGCCCGTTGACTGGGTCTATCGCGATTGCCACTGATCCTCGCCCTAATGGCAGCCTTGTACACTACACCGGCACAGCGTGGGTCTATACGGACATCGGTGTTGGGAATGTTGCTTACGTTGATGAAGTCGGCGACTGGACAGCCATGCAAAATTCGACGTGGCTCCAGGTGGTTCCCGCTGCGTCTTTAATCGCGGTGGATGCGTCTCTCAGTGCTGCGCAGTATGCCACGATCTCCGGAAACATCACAATATCGAATCCAACTAACACGGTAGCTGGATCAGCTGCGTCTATCATGCTCGAGATAACAATGGGTGCGGGATCTCTAACAATTAGCTGGGGAAACAACTACCACGCGGCTAACGGTGCTGCGCCTGTGTTCGGGGATTCAAACGGGGATATTAATGTGTTCCTACTGTCTAGGCTGCAAGCGGGGACTTGGCTGGTCACTAGCGTCTCTGATATTTCGGTGATCGTGTAATGCCCGTTCCTGGTTCTCCTAGCGCGTCAACTGGCGCAGGGGTGATAAACGTTACCTATACATCGAGCGCGGCCAATGTCGATGTGTTTGCCGATGCGGGATCCCCCACAGTCATTATCAAGATAGGTGTGACCGTGGAGCCAGGAGTGGTTATCAGTTCTACTGACGAAGCCGTGCCCTCTATGAGCATGGTTGGCTTCGCTGCGGGATCGTCCGGTACACTCCTTAATCAGGGGCTCATACAGGGTAAGGGCGGTAATGGTGGGGATAGCAGAATTATCGATAGCCCGGGGGATACTTTTAGCTACGCCGGCGGAGGCGGCGGAGGTGCGGGTACTGACTTTGGTGTAGGTGGGGTGGGGTTGCCGATAGATCCGGCGTCTTCCGGAGTTGACGGCACCTCCGGAACAGCAGGAGTGGGTGGAGCCGGTGGTGTCGGGGACACGGTTACGCCTGATCCGGGCGGGGCCGAGCAGGATGCTACGGCAGGCGCTAACGGTGGAGATGCTATTTCTATCGGAGTACTGAATTTAATCGTCTACAACTTGGACTCGCATATTCAAGGGGGCGGAGGTGGGGGCGGCTCAAGCACTATCAGTAGTTTCAGTCCTGAGGGCGGTGCAGGTGGTGGTCTGGCTGCCGCAGGCGTAGCCGGAGAAGGGGGAGGGGGTACCGAACCGACAGCCGGCGGTGCAGGCGGATACGCGATTCGGGGAACGGGTACGATTACGGTTACTAGTGGCGGTAGCTCGCCCAACATAGAGGGAACTATCGGAGTATGAGTCTAGGCGCAGTCGTTACGCAACAGCATGGATTGCATGAGGCATACCCCATCGCGGATTACGTCGATGGGATGAAGCTGGATAAGGAGCCTTGGCTTTCTCCGAGGAATGCCTTCCGTGTGCTTGACGATGGCCGAGTGTTTCGGGGACGTCTCGAGAAGAGAACCGGGTTCACTCGCTTTGCGGAGCTTGCGCAGGACGATTCAGATTTATCCGTTTTCGCCGCGTTCATTACAGCTAACCAGTTCTTCTATTTTCATGCGGCAGACGACACCCAGATAATTCCGGAGTCGGCAACGTTTCGGTCTGACAATGGAACCGCGGGTGCGCCATTCATCAACGCCCACGTTGATGCGAGTTCGGAGCAGTGGACAGGTACAGTAGAGGCTGGAGACTTTCAGGATACCTTCCCTGTTACGTTCGCCACAAATAGCTGGTTCTACGACGTAGTAGATAGCTCCGACCCCACCATAGTGTTAGGCGTTTTCGTTAGGGCTTCGTTCCCCAGCGCTCCTGTTGCTGGAAGTTACGCCCGATTCTTTTGGAACTTGCATAGTGGGTACGTTGGGGATCCGACTGATAACGGGGAAATGTTCTACCGCCGGACATCGCAAGAAGATGTTATGGGGCTGCATCGATTGCGTGTCGGTGCGGGTAACTTCGCGGTAGCCTTCGACACCGGACGATGTTACGAGTATGACGCCACCCTGGGGTTTTATCAGCCGCAGGGTAAGGGCGGTGTGTACACGGATTACATGACAGCCGATAACACCAACTATGTTTGGAGCTGGGCGACTGATACAGACTTGATATTCACTAATGGGGTTGATGAAGTCTTTAAGTGGAGTCCAACCGATGCGGAGGCTAGCTCTGTGACGGAGATAGGAACCGCGTGGGACGGCGGGGGGAATGAGCTGGATACGGCTTTGATCGTTCTTCAGTGGCGGAACCGGCTGGTTTATTTGAACACAACCGAGTCAGCGACCGTATTTAACACTCGAGCGCGCTGGACAGCCGCAGGGACTACAGAGAGCTTTGATAGTCCCGCTCCATTTGCCGATGCACCGACTAGTCTAGGCGCAATCGTAACGGCTGCGTTTATTGGGGATAGGCTCTTTGTAGGGTTCGAAGACGGGTGGATGGAATTTGTTTCGACGGGTGACACTAACGCACCTTTTGCTTGGGAACCCTATATTTCCCGATTTGGATCCGTTGCTAAGCTGTCAACCATTCAGGATAACGAGAGACTCCTAACACGATCTCAAACTACCATGCAGGGTCTTGACTACAATGGTCAGTTTTACATAGATCAAAATATACCTGATTTCATGCAGAACGTTGGCCCAGATTCAACCGAGCTGTCTGCGGCGGTGCGGAACGAAGAGCAGCGATCTTTTTGGTGGCTGTATACCTCTGTAGGAGCAACCCGGCCGGAGTTTATCCTTAACGCCACGTATGATGAAAACAATGAACTGTCGTGGTCTCGCTATACAAACATGCTGTTTAACGTGTTTTCGAATTTCACATCAGATTCAACGCCTACTTGGAATTCGATGGGGCCTAGTACATGGAATGATTTTACGGGGACTACTTGGAATTCCGCCAGCACGGGAGCAACCGATTTCATAGAAATCATTGGTGGTGGCGAACGCGGGATGGTTTATCGATTCGATACATCAACAACTGATGGCTTGGTGTATTCAACACAACGAAACATCACACTGATAGCAGAGACAGAACGTCTAACCCCCTTCCCCGGGCAGCGTGCACACCTTGGGTGGGTTGATGTTTACGCGGATGGATCCACCGGGGCCACTCTCCAGATATTTTTCTATTCGGATTCTTCTACGGCCTCATATCGGACGGTAGAAATTGATCTAACCCCTAACTCGGGACAATCGAAAATATATAAACGTGTCTCAGTTGGAAAGGTTGCCTCGTGGCATCGTATGAAGTTTGAATCCACGTCGGACCGTGCTGTTAAAATAGACGCAATCATCCCGTGGATGCGTCCGGCGGGCCGGCTTAGGACTTTTAGCTAATGCCCTTTTTGTCTAACAAGGAAGTTAGGGATACCAAGCCATGGAGTCCTCAGCGGATTGTCTCGGCTTTTAATGAACGCATCCGTGAGATTAGGCAGGTTATGAATAATAACCAACATGACTCCGTGGAAGTGACTGAGAATCTAATTTCAGGAGGCGGCCCGCTCGCGATTCAAAGACTTTGGATTCCGCAATACGATTTCATCGTAGTTGGGATATCTGTAATCGGGGTAGCAGCTGGCGGAACTCTGGAGCTATTCGAAGGCGACGGCGGCGCAATCTCAAATTCAATCGGGGGCCCGCTTCCGATAACTACTTCTATCGTTAACCACGTCGTTACTTCAGGATTGATCCCCGCACAAAGCAGATTCTTAACCGAGATTCTAGTGAACGCGGTTAGCTCAGTATGCTTCACAATGAAGCTACGGAGGGTAAGTTAATATGCCTGCACCTCTCTTTGCTGCGCTTGCAGCACAACAGGCCGCAGCCGCGGCTGCTGCCGCAGCGGCCTTGACTGCCGCTGCTGGCACTGCTGCCGGTGCGATTGGAGCCGGGGCGTTAGGCGCGGGAGCTGCTGGCGCTGGCGCGCTTGCTGCCGGTGCAGGAGCGGCTCCCGCAGCAGCGGGAGGTCTGGCAGAAATAGGCGGCATGATGCCGCAGATGGGAAGTGCTGCGCAGATGGCGGAAGGTGCAAAGATTGCCGCCGCAAGTATGCCTGACGCTTTGGCCGCAGGAGTACCCCAGGCGACTGGAACAGAACTTATGAGTCCAGGTCTTATGCAAGCGCAGGCAGCAAACGCTGCGGAAGCATTTCAGCCGGGGCTTTCTGCCGCAACGACTGCCGAAGCTCCGTGGTATGAAGGTCTTCAGGAAAAGGTATCTAGCTTCATGGGTATGGGCGAGGATCAGACTGATTCGGAATCGTTCTTCTCTCAGCAACAACTGCAAGAGCGGGCTTCGCGTCTTGCGGATACACTCGGCGGGGTGACTGATATTCAACCGCTAGGTAGGCCTTATAGCGGGGCACCTATTCAGGCGAATATCGGTCCGGGCCAACAGAATCTCGCGCAACTGCTGCAAATGATGGCAGCGCAGCGCGGACGATAGAGGTAACTAGCATGGGAATCTCAGATTTGATGGGCGGATCTACGCAGGTAGATATTCTCACCGGGCCGCAAAAGAAGCTCGTGGGGGATATGTCGCAGCGTATGCGGCGGGAGTTCGGCCAATCAGCAGATGTTTACCAGGGCGCAGGCGTCCCGGGCATGGATCCGCTTATGCAGCAGGCGTACGGCCAAGCTGCCGGCGGCGGCTTCAATGTAGATCCCGCTTACCGGGCTGCGCTGGATCCGTCACTCGCGGGTGCGGGTGATCCTCAAGGTGTACGCGATATGTTCCAAGCGAGCCTAGCGCCTGCACGCACGGAGTTTAATCGTGCGCTTCAGGGAGTGGGTGAGAAGTACGGGAACACCTACGGGCGTACCTCGGCACTCCCTGACATGGCGGGACGTGCAACTGTTGAATACGGAGACCGGCTAAATCAACTCCTCGCGAGTATGACTTATCAGGACCGGCAGCAAGCCTCTAACCGGCAGTTGCAAGGCGTTCAAACAGGTATGGGGCTAGAGGGTCTCGAGGGCAGCTCTATCGATAGGCTGTATGGCATGGGCGAAAATGCCCGCCAGATACAATCGCAGGAAGCGGCGAGTGATTATAGTAAGTGGCTTTCTGGGCAGTGGTATAACAACCCGGCGCTACAGTTCATCGCACCGACGCTTGGCACTCAGACTAGCGCGATTGGCACTAGCCCGGATCTTTGGAATTTCCTGGGGCCCCTCTAAGGAGTAGCGGACATGGCGAAT